AAATGGTGCTCTCATGGTTCCAGCCTGGCAATAAGACGGTCGAGATACCAACGCGCTTTTTTCGCGTCCTGAGAAGCGTTGCCCTTGAGCCACAACCTCAGCACATATTTCAACACCTGCCCTTGCAAATAGCCACCCGCAGGGAACGGAGCATCAGCAATGGCGCCTTCGATCATGTCAATTGCTTCCACCGCACCAGCCGTGTAATGCGCTGGATGGTTGACCAGATCAGTCATTGGCCTCCAATTCCAGCCTGATGGCAGCCTGGAAATAACCAGCAATTTTCATCCGAGCAAACACAGTGCCGCCATCTGCGGTGGTCTTATCTTCAACTCGTGCGTACTGATACCGGGCCTCCTCAAGGGCGGCCATGGTTTCAATGTTCAGAGTGTCTAGCTCTGCGTTGTTAAGGGTTTTGATGTCCTCAAGCAGAAAGTTACGGCCAAGAAGATAGGACTTGAAAAACGGTTCATTCATGTTGATTTTGTGGATACTCGAAGCAGTGTACTAGGCCCATTTGCCCAGGATGTAGCGCCTGACAACTTGAATGGCCTGCTGAGCGTGCTTCTCAACCAAGACCGACTGGGTGTCGCTCATGGCAAGACAGACAGCCTTGAACAGCTCCTCGTACTCCACATCCCGCGTGTTATCAGCAAGATCATGGGCAAATTCATCCCACAATCCCGTATAGGTGTTGCAGGTGCGACCACTGCGTGCATACAGCGCCTCCATCATTTGGTGGCGGCGGTTGTCCAGGTCGGCTTGCTTCATTTGAGGATGTTGTACAGGTTGCGGCACTCCTGCCACGCTATCGAATTGTGGTGCAGTTGATCCATGCGAACACGGATCAAAGCCTTGACGTGTTCGCGCTCATGCTCGCGGCCAGCCTTGAACAGACCAGAGTCGCTTACCAGTGCTTGCAGGCGTTGAAGTGGATCAATCATTGGAGGTTTTGGTAAAGATGTTGCATTCTCCAGCAAAGAAGAGATTCTGCGCTGGCTCGGGAAAATCTAGGGAGCATTTGCCCTTCAGCCATAGGGCACAGGATTCACAGGAATGCTGGGCAAAGGAATTTCGCCGAGGAATCTCAGGGAACAGCTTTTTATGACCTACGCCAAAACGTATCTGCTCAACGGTTTGGCGGGAAACACCATGCCGCCGAGCCATGGTTTTATGGCTATCAGTTGATAGCAAAATGTCGCGTACAGCCTCCGGGGAGATCTTGGTCATTACATCGCTTCCACTGTTGCGCTAGGCCAGCGGTTCTGGGCGTAGGTAATCGCAGCTGCTTTGCTTTCGGCACGCATCGTCATAGTCATTGGCATGGAGCCAGACTTGTAGACGATCAAGGTATAGAGCTTGGTTCTGGACTTAGGCACGGGACGGCTGATGCCATCGCCGTAGCGGGCGTGATCATCTTCGCGCCACAGGAGCAGCGCACCTTGGATGTTAGACATTGGGAAGTTTTACTTGATGGTGGTCAGTAGGTGTGAGCCATTCAATTTGGTTCCAGTAGGGCAGCCATTCCTCGGTGGCAATCGCTTTGGCTTCTAGCCAGTTGGTGGCTTTGATGCACTCGTAAACGTTGGCGTCACGAATGCGGAAATAGTAGTTGCGTTTAGTCATTTAGTTCCAGCGCGAGAATTGAAAGCTGCGCATTTGTTGGCCGGTGGGTTTGTACGTAGCCACTGGCGCCCCAAAGAGCAAGAACGGCGTTGGCAAACCTTACGGGATAGTGTCTTGCCCCGTAATCATCTTCGCATTCAATAACGTGCCATAGGCGTCGCAATTGTTCATCCGTTGGGTAGGGATAATCTGTTGGTAAGCGCAGGGTCATGGCTTGAGCACCTGCTGGCAAACGGGTTCGCCTTGGGCGGTGAGCACGGTTTGTTCACGGCCACCGCTGACACCTGCGGCGTAAACCGCAAACATCAGGACGATGACGGCAAGGCGGTTAACGAAAGGATTGTTGATCATTGGATTGGATTTGATTGGATGCAGGAGCGTTGCCCCTGTCCCGGTACTATACACCGCATGCAGTGCGTTGGCCACTGTGTCAGTCGCATTTCGTTACGCGGTGTCGGGCGTCGGATGCTATTGATCGCCGCTCGTTTGCTTCTTGCAGCAGTGCAATCTGATCCTTCCCTTCCTCATGGCTCAGGACAATCTCCGCGCGGCCAGCTTTGACCGTCAGCGGAGCACGTAGAACTGGCTTCCCGCTTGAACCTTGCCAGCCAACCGCATAGGAAGGCACTGGTACTTCAGCCGTAAACCACACATGCCCACATGCCTCACACAGCCGCTTCCGCAGAGTGTGTTCGGCTGGTTGGCTATTGGTAGATGGCGCACGGCTTCGGTCGTGGCTGCATTGTGGGCAATTCATCGGGCATCATGGGAGCATCTGCTCCTAAAAAGTGGAAGATTTTGGCCAGTGGATGATCCCAAAGATTGCAACCGAGGATCAACTGAAAATCGAGGTAATGGCCCGGCGTCTTGAGATCACCCAAAACGTCGGACCACTTGCGGCAACGCTTTACCGCTCTTGGAACCTGCAACAGGCATTGCTCCAGCAGGCAACCAATGAGATCGCCCGGCTGGAACTGCTATTGATGAAGCCTTAGAACAGATCAGCCTCCGTTACTTCAACCACGGCACCGCCAGTCGCCTTGGCCAAACTGTCAGCAGCGCCAGACGCTGCCATCTTCTCCTCAATCGCCTTCATGGTTTTGTAGTCAGGCTCGAAGGCAAGGCTCAAATAATTCTGGCCGCTTGCAGCCTGCTTGGTCCAGCCGCTGATCTTGATCGGAATCTCACCGCGATCATTTGGGTTGGCGTTCATGACGTAGCTGGCAAACGCCATCCGGTCATCTTCTTTGACGCTGAAGACGCCATCAAATGCCGGGTAGTTGCGGTTGGGGTCGTAGCGATCCTTGAAGCGCTCTTGCAGCTTCTCAGGTGTGTTCTTGAACAGTGCGCCGTTTGCTTTGAAAGTCATTGGTTGTCAGGTGTGATGGTGTTGGCCTGTTCGTAACGCTCCACCTCGGCCAGGGAATAGAGCACGCGACCGTTGATCTTGGTAAAGGCAGGCCCAGTGTTACTGGACCGCCACCTGATCAACGTCTGGCGGTGGAGATGCCACCGCGCAGCAAGTTGCAAATCAGTCAGAAATTCAGAAGAGGTCATCAGGTTCCTCAACCGGCTTGGCCGGTTCAGGTTCAACAACTGGTGCAGCCTGAACCTTTGCGTTGAGTTCGTCAATCCCAACGGAAACCTTGACGCTTTCCACGTCGATAACCTCCTCCTGCGTCTGAAGGCCCACCAGCAAGTCACCGGCAAAGAGACGCCCCCAGAAGGCCGCGGCCCTGTACCTGATCATCAGCTCCGGCATCGTGATCCACTTGGATCCGCTTTTAGTGGACCATCCTTCTTTTTTCGCCATCAACATAGTGATGGTCGGTCCCTTCAGCTCCTGGTTGGTCTTGATGTCAGTGGCAACGGCATAGCAGGCAAGGCTGTCACCTTCGCCGCTGACCTCAAACCGCAACGGCGTAAACCGGCCGCAGCCGTTGACCATGGCGATGATAAAAGCACTGCTCCAGCTGGGGCGCCCGTGGATGATGTGCAAATGCTGCATACATAGAAATGGACTGATGTTCATCCGTCCTGCAATCTCAAGCGCAACTAAGCAGTTTGCGAAACCCTGTTGGCCTTGAAACTGGGGCGGGATCAGCGTGCTACTGGCCAAAGCCTTCGCGATGCGCTGGGCATCTTCAAAGGCTCTGATGCCTGAGAAGACTGAGTTGTTGGTCGTGGTCAGTGTTGTGGTTTCAGTCATTAGAAAGTTTCAATTTCATTAGGTGCAGGCATGGTGCCATCAGCCTTGGGCCGCATCCACGGTGGCAAACTGATCTGCTCAATGCCATCGCTATAGCCAGGCCAGCTATCGGCAGTTTTACAAAGCAAGAGCTTGTAAAGATCTTGGCAGGCAGCATTCCAGCCGATGTCAATCATTTGCAGATCGGCAACGTACACGGCACAGGCGTATGGCGGCTTCTTTTCAACAGCAATGAACACAAACTGCTCAGGGCGGTTGCCTGTTGCTTGTTCCATTCCGTTTAAATACCAAGCAGCCTGGACGTGGTAGCGCCATTGGCCGATTGATTTCTGGAACCCACGGGGACTGGCATCCTCCGTAGTCTTGAGATCCACAATCATGCTGCCGTCATCAAGCAGCCAATCCGGGCGGCACTTGCACTCAAGGCCAGTGCCAGCATCGGTCCACATGTGCGTTGTTTCTGCCTTGCCGGGTAAGCCAAGCAAATATGCAGCAGCCGGGTGGCTGAGCACTGAACGCCCGATCCGCATCACAAGGTCGGCATCCTCGCGGCTGATGACCGTGCGGGTGCCAATAGCTGTTTGGAACACGTCCCATTCAGCCTTGCCAACCTTGGTGCGCCGATCAATTCCGGCGGGGGCCACAACGTATTGGGCATCCCACTGGTCCAGCTCTAAGACATGCGTATGCACCGCAGATCCGATTGCCATGGCGGCAGTAGGCTCCTGCGGCACGCGGTTTGGGTCCAGATACCGGGACCAGTAATGCATGGGGCTTTTTGACACCAAATCAAGATGGCTTTTGCTGACGGCTGAATGGGCGTGATAGGTGGCGTTGTCCATGGCGGGTTGCGTGGAACTCCTGAATCCTATACCATCAGGCAACCCATTGCAACCCCATGCAACTCACGACCCAGGATCTGTTTATTGCCGCGCAAGCTGGCATACTCCGACGCATCAGCGCCATCGCCAGAGATCGACCCGAGCGCTATGGAGTCCCACCAGGCGACCGATGGGGCGTCCACATCGAGGCGTGCATTTCTGAATATCTAGTTTCCCAGATCACAAATCGCTCCTGGCGACCCTTCGTTGCAGTGCCTGGTGATCTACCTGCTGACGTTGGACTTGATATTCAAGTCCGACATACTCACCACCTACACGGATCGTTAATTTTCTACGAAAAAGACTCTAAAGATCAGATCTATGTTCTTGTTGTTGGAAGTCACATCAAGCAAAAGATTGCTGGATGGATTGTCGGCAGGGATGGAATGCGGCAAGAATTTTGGAAGCATGATGCGCGAGAGCCTGGTTATTTTGTTCCCCAATCTGCACTTCGACCTATTGCGGAGCTAATCAAATGACTCAACTCAGGCTTTATCAACAGGAGGCGGCCTGCGACCTCGTCGCCATCCTCAACCAGCACCGCATCGCCTACCTACGCGGTGAAGTACGCACCGGCAAAACCTTTACAGCACTTGAAACCGCCCGCCGCCTTGGCGTGCTCAACTGCCTCATCGTCACCAAAAAGAAAGCCATTGCCTCAATTGAGGCCGACCGTGATGCCCTCGGCCTCACCGCCAAAGTCGAGGTAACCAACTACGAGCAGGTGCCTAAGCGTGCTGGTCGCCACTACGACCTCCTCATCATTGACGAGGCCCACAGCGTCGGCGCCTATCCCAAACCCTCCAAACGGTGGCACGACCTCCTAGCCATCCGCTCCAAATACATCCTCTTAATGTCTGGCACACCATCGCCGGAGTCCTACAGCCAGCTCTACCACCAGTTCCGCCTAGGCCCAACACGCTGGTCCGGCTATCGCAACTTTTACGACTGGGCAAAAGCTGGATACGTCTCCATCGGCACCAAGTACGTCGGAACCGGCCAACAGGTCAACGACTACAGCAAAACCGACGAAGCACGCATCCTTGCTGACATCCAGCCGCTCACCGTCACCATCACCCAGAAGCAGGCTGGCTTCACCACCCAGATCGAGGAGCAAATCCACCAGGTGACCATGAAGCCCCGCACCTACCGCTTAGCCCGGCGCATCATGAAAGATGGCGTCATCGGTCGCCCAGACTGCCGCAGCGTCTTAGCTGACACCGGGGCCAAGGCCATGTCAAAGCTCCGCCAGATCTACTCCGGCACCGTCATCACCGAGGCGCATGGCGCCGTCATCTTTGATCGCTCTAAGGCCTATTACATCCGCGATCACTTCGCCGGTCGCAAGCTGGCTATCATCTACTGCTTCAACGCGGAAGGCGACATGCTCCGCAAGGTCTTTGCCGATACATGCACCGATAGTCCAGAAACCTTTAACGCAGATCCCCAGGCCACCTTTATCGGTCAAGTCCAGGCATCCCGCGAAGGTGTCAACCTATCAACCGCCGATGACCTCATCTTCATAGGCATCGACTACTCCGCCCTTTCCTACCTCCAAGGTCGGGACCGCGCCAGCTACCTTGGCCGCGACAGAGCCAACCGTGTCCATTTTATTTTTGCTGCACGCGGCATCGAGCCACGGGTCTACGCTCAGGTTCGCGACAAGCAGAATTACACCACTGCGCACTATGCGGCAGACCGAGGCATCCTTTCAAAAGAAGCTGATCAAGCAGTACGAAGCTGAAGGTTGGTACGTGCTCAAAATCATCCAATGCAATAAACCCGGCTGGCCAGACCTCATGCTGCTAAAACCCGACGAACTCAAGCTCGTTGAGGTCAAAGCAGCCGATGGCCGCCTCTCCCAGATCCAGACATACCGCCATGCGGAACTTTCCCTTCTCGGCTTCAACGTCGAAACAATCAAACCATGAGCCTCATAGATCAACTAAAAGACCTGCCAACAACCTGGGGTTACGTCGCTGTCGGTCATGCCAAACGCCCCTACCAACCCAAGTGGCAGGACAACCCACTGACCCAGCAACAACTCACCGCCGAGATCCAAGCCGGTCGCGCCCATGCCATTGGCGTCATCGCTGGCCCACAATCCGGCGGCCTTCTCTTCGTCGATCATGACGGAATCTCAGCTGGTGAGGT